TCACAACGGGCGAGTCTGGGTGGGGAACTTTACCAACAATCCGTTTGAGTTCGACACGTCGGATCGAGCGGGTCCAGCAACGAGCGACGGTCTGAGAAGCGAGATTCAGACCATCACTATCGAGTTCGAGGGAGTAGAGCAATGAGGAACATTTCGGCCGGCGGACTTGCTAAGCTGGCCCAGTCGAAAGGCACTGAGCCGATCGTCATCGTCGAGGTTGATTGGTCGCCGAACGCGACTCTGGCTTATGCGGACCGTGACATTGGAAACAGTGTCAAGGGGCGCATTCTGGAGGTCGGCGATCTGGACAACGTGATTGACGTTTTGAATGCCAACAGTTCACAAGAAATCAGTTTGGTGCTAGATGACACAGACGGAACCATCAAAGGAATCATGGACACCCAAGACATCCATCAACGGGATGTCCGTGTTTTCCAGTGGTTCGAGGGGCTGGACCTTAGCGACAAGTTCCTGCTCTTCGCCGGCAAGCTCTCCAGCCCAGTCGGCTGGTCGGAAGCGGACCGTACCGTCTCGTTCTCCGTCATCTCGCAACTCGAAGACAAAGAGTTCGGGTTCTCGGCCGAAGAAGGCCAGTTCCCGTTCATCCCGAAAGACCTCGTAGGCGAGCCTTGGCCCGCGATCTTCGGGAAGGTGCTCGATTGCCCGGCCCTTCAGGTCAATAAGGCGGTGTCCGGGAGCACGCTCTGCGGCATCGGCATCCTCAGCGGCGAAGACTTGCACAATCAAGTCGCCCTGGGCGGCGAGGACTGCGGGCTGGGCATGAGCCTCGCCAGCATGTCTCAGAACATCAGCTTCCTAAACGTCTGCCACTTTGCTTGGTCGTCTGTGCAAACCGACAAGGCGCAGGCCAAGGCGGCTGAACTGCTGGATCAGATCAACTCGCTGCAAGCTCAGATTTCTCAGGCGGTCGGGAGCAAGACGCAACAGCAAGGTTGCGCCACCACGCAGCGAAAACTCAAGATGGACAACGCCAAAGAGGGTGGCCTGGGTTGTAACCCGGTCCGCATTCTCGGCGGCGAAGACTTTCCGCAGAACACGACCATCAAGTTGAACATCAACGGTGGTCTGTTCACCGGGATCATGCACGACGATAAGTTCACGATCTCACTTCGGGAGCATCCCGAGAACGATGACAAGGCCGCCGAGATTTTCGGCGGGATCGAAGGCGAACGCTGCGAGACTCCGACGCCTGCGCAATTCTTTGACTATCAGATGCCCGTGCCGCCCGGCACTGGCGACTTGTTCGGCGACACTGTTCGTCGCCACGGGTTTACCTTCTGTAGCACGCCGCATCTGTCCCGGCCAGCGACCGCGCAGGTCGCTCAGCACTTCTGGGCGGACGCCGGTGCTCGCGTCGTAATGCACAGCGATGAGCCGATCACCTACATCGTCTCGATCACTCCGGGCACCGTGCTTGCAGTGAAGGCGTACAAGACGCTAAACGGCGAGCGACGGCTGGTCAACGTGCCGAACAACCTGTGGTTCACTCAGACCAAGGTTTACGGGACCATCACGGCCGTCCAGGTCGTGACGAACAAGCCGTTGTCGAGCATCGTCGATCAAGGCTGGTCGGACGAACTGTACGTCACGTTTCAGTCCACGATCGGGCCGAACACCGTTGAAATCCTGGAGTACATTATTGACCGTTGGACCGACCTGACCTTCGATGCGACCAGCTTCAACTACGTGAAGACCAAGCTGACTAACTTCCCCAGCAACTTCCCCGTGCTCGACCGAAAGAACACGCTGGAGCTTATTCGGGAAATCGCGTTCCAGGCTAGGTGCGCAGTGTGGATCAGCAACGGCGTCTTCTACCTGAAGTACCTGCCCGAAGAGCCGTCGTCCGATCAAGCCGTCACGGTCAGCGACCTGGAGTCGGCTTCAGTGGAAGTCAACCTGACGCCCACTGAAGACCTGATGACGAAGATGCGTGTTACGTGGCATCTCAGTTGGGCGGCCGACGAACCCGAGGTCTTCATCCTACGGCACAACGTCAACAAGTACGGCACCAAGGAAGAAGAGTTCGACTGGTACATCTACAACCAGCCCGACATCATCCTGAAGTGCGCCACGTTCTGGCTGATCCGCAAGTGCAACACCTGGAAGAAGATCAGGTTTCGAGGATTCCTCAACCTGTTGAGGCTTGAGACATTCGACACGGTGAACCTACAACTGCCGAGCTACATCGCCGTGGGCGATGTGAAAGCGATCGTTGAGCAGGCCAGCTACAACTCGGAAGAGAACACGCTGGACTTCGAGTGCCTTGTCCCAGTTCGCTCGGGCGAGATGGCGAAGTACGACTTCTTCTGGCCCAGCGCCCTACCTGTCGTTCAGACTTGGCCCACCCAGGCCGAGATTCTCGCCGGCCATGCTGGCGGCAACGGGATCGGTGCCGGAGCCACCGGCCTGCTACCGATCGGTGACACGTCGGGAATCGGTGACGGCAACTCGGTGTTCGTTGGCGGACCCAACGTCGTGTTTCGCCCTAACAGCGACTACGGCGATCGAACGCCCACGGACACCGGCTTCACTCCACAGACCATCATCCCAGCCACAGTGTTTGCCGACCTGGACACGGGTGCCAATCCGAATCCCGACCTGTCGTTGAACTACATCGACCCGCTGCCGGCTATCCAACAGCCGGGCAGCCCTGCGGGTTCCACGATCATCGACATCCGCAGGACCACGATAATCGACTCCGACAACCCCGGTGCCGAGGCCCTACTGGCTTCTATGCTCAAAGGGATCGTCGAGTCGAACTTGGTCATCGCTACGAACGCGAAGTTTGGCGACGGTTCAAACACCCAGGAATTTGCCTTTGAGTTCGACGACGAGGATGGAAAGTTCGGTGCCCGTATAGCATTCCTGAAGGATTGACGCCATGCGATTAGTAAGGGAGAGCATCGACCGATTCTTCGACTACGACATCCATCTGGAGAGTCGGACGTTGTGGATCGGCGACGACAAAGAAGAGGGCGTCAATCAGCGGACTTCAGAGTACGCTGTCAAGTCGCTACACATGCTTCAGCAGGCCGCGCCGGACAAAGAGATCACGATCTACCTGAACAGCTTCGGAGGATGCTGGTTCAACGGGATGGCGATCTACGACGCGATCAAGCTGTGCCCGTGCCCCGTGACGTGCTACGTCGTGGGGTCCGCAATGAGCATGGGTTCGATCATCCTCCAGGCGGCCGACCAACGATTCATCTATCCGCACGCGACCATCATGGTACACGACGGGTACGAGACTCGTGTGAACGATACGCCGAGGACGTTCCAGAACTGGGCTGACTACAGCAAGAAGAGTCAGCAGTTGATGTATCGCATCTATGCCGAGAGAAGCGGCAGGCCAGTGAGCTACTGGCGAAAGAAGTGCGCAGTGGACTTGATCCTGACTGCGCAAGAGGCCAAGGAACTTGGCCTAGTGGATGCGATATACGGACAGTAGCCCAGATAAACCCCGCTCAGCCTTCGGGTTGAGCGGGGTTTTTTCGTTGAGTGCAGGCGGCACAGTCGTCTGACTTAACGAATCGCATGAAGTGGTCTTTCACCACCGGGTTGTTGCAGACCATCTTCAAGTCGATTGCACCATTTGGTGCCTTGCGCACACCCGCCATGCGAAGCTGGCATTCCGGCCACAGTGGGTGAAAGAGCCACGGGTTAAACTCGTCTCTGGTGTAGCCGTTTACTTCTGGCGGCGGGCCGGCGTCCACAGGCTTGTATTCGATTGACCCGTCGTTATGCACAGCGGGGCGGCTGTACACACTGCCGGCCCCCAGAGGCATGGAGTTCTTGATGCTTGACGCCAGCGGGTGATATGGATCGCTATGCGCGATAACGGCCTGGGGCAGTCCCAGCATTACGGCATCTATCTGTTGTTGTGTTCGAGCAGGTGTTGGCGAGTCATTGCAGCACATGCGGCACCCTAGGGATTGTGAAGGCGGAGATGGTAACTGAATGTTATATCTTCGCCAATTGTGCTAATACCGACCATTTCATTGCCGCTATAAAAGACTATACCATCACACGGGAGCGGTTGGATAACCAACTCATCGCTCTCAATTTCGTTGCCGCCCAAATTCACGCGCTCGAAGAATGCCCACGTTCGGCCATCTATGCCAGGTTCGCCCAGGGTCAACCCGTTGATGAGCGACGACAGGAGAACTTCATCCGGTGGGTCAACGAGAGGCCCAGCCCCTTGTGTAAAGAACGTGAATTCAAGACCGTCTTCAGACGGGATTGGGTCCAAGTCGCAGTCACAGTCACACCAAGCCTGCCCTATCGCGTCCGTGATCTCGTCGATGATCGACTGCTTCCATAGTTCGGGGATAGCCTCAAATGTTATGTCCGGGCAGGTCGAGATTAGCGCGTCCTGGACTTCCTGGATGTCCGCCTTCGACCACCGATGCTTTAGCCCCACTTCCTCTATCGTTGGTAATGGATCGCAACCCGTGGGCGGATTCTGAAGCACATCGTTCACCTGCTGAATGATGCCGTTCCAGTCGGTTCGTTTGAAGGCAGGCATTACAGTACGTCCACGTTTAGAAGATGTCGGTACACTTCGGCTTCAGCTAAAGCGTCGTTCAAGGCGTCGTGCGCCCGTGCGTTTACAACCCCGAAGTGACTGCACAATTCGGTGAGGCCGACGCTGCGGAAGATCGCCTTCTCCCCACGGAAGAATGACTTGTCGTTCAAGCCCAAGGCGTAAGTCATTCCGTCCCGAGCGTGATAGTGGAAGAGCTTCTCCGATAGCGAGACGCCGAGCCACGCTTTTAAGAAGTCCCGTTCAAACGGCCAGTTGTGAGCCAGCGGAATCAGTCGCCGCTCGAAGGGCAGTTCGAGTGAGTTACACCATTCGACGAGCATATCTTCGATATCGCCCGGTTCCCGCTCTTCGAGCATGAGCCGGTCGATGTCGATTCCGTGAACCTTGGTCGCCGCCGGATCGGCTCGCTCTGGGAACCGAGGCTGGATGTATTGGTAGAACGGTGTGATGCCGGGAGCCGGCTTCAGATTGGAGTCGAGAACCACCACGGCTATCTGGATCGGCTCGTGGTAGCCCGCAACGGTCCCGGTCGTCTCGAAGTCCACGGCCGCAACGACGTTACCGTTGAGATGCGGCATGGAAGAATGAATCTTGGTCAAGCGGCCACCCTCCCAATATCAGAGAGCTTCTCGACGCTGAGGGCATACGCCTTCTGCTCGATGGTTTGAACGGGCCAGTCGTGGAGGCCGGACACGGCTGCCGCGATGCAGTAGGCTTCGACCCGCAGTTTGTCGATGTCACCGTGGGCACCCCAGATGTAGTCCCAATCCCGGTAGCCGAGCAGAGCCTTGTCGGCAACGGTGTTGCGCGGGCCGTAACCGGGACGAACGATCTTCTGGACCGTGCCGCCAAGCTCGCGGATGGCAGACACTTCGTTCGGGAAGCGAACGTCGGGGACCACCAGGATGTCGCACTGATGGTCACTCTTGAGCAGGAAATCGATCCACGTCCGCTCGTACACGTTCTGTCGGACGGCCGGTGTGCCCATCGCCACCCAGATTTCCACCGGGGTCTTCCCGATGGTCGGCAGCGGGATGTCGCGGAACTTCTCGCCATCCAGGGTGTCGTAGAACTCCGGCTCTCGCATCCCGTCCCACGCATAGAGATCGTGGCAGATTTGCTTGAGCTTCCACGCGAACGGAATCTTCTTCGCCCGCAGTTTGGAGTTGGCCGCGAACCATGCAACGGCTGCGTTGGCGAACGTGTCCTTGCCTGTTCGAGAGTAGTGGCCGAGGCCGATGATTTTCATGCGATTTCCGATGGGTCACAAAGAACAGCGTCTCCGTACACGGGGCCAACCCTCCCTGCGAGCGATGTCGCCGTCTCATTCATCCGAGCGAACTCGGGCGCTGACTCGTTCACGACTAGGACATCACCCGTAGGCATGTCGATGAACTTGATGAATCCTTTGACCAGCGTTTGCAGCTTCGTCAGCGTCAGTGGTGACTCGACTTGCCGTGCTGGTCCTTCCTCCGGGAAGAACGTCGCCATGCTTAACCCGTTTTCCGAATCCTCCCCTCGACGACGACGAGGGGCTTGTCGGCCGTTGCGTTGGCGTCCCATGAGCAGTTGATGAGGAACACCTTGCTGGCGTTGCCTCGACCGGTCTGGAATTTCAACGGCAGGCCGCGAGTGGTCTTGATCTGCGTCCAGTTGTGCTGCTCTTCCGTTGGCAGCCAAACCTTGAACCGTTCGTAGAACTCGGAGAACGGGATCAGGTGGCCCGGTGCTTCGTGGAGATGTTCACCGACGAACACTTCGAGCGGCGAGCGGTTAAGCTGCTCTGCGCGTTGCTTGTGTGCCGTGTTCACGACGGGTATCCGAAGCCGGCCCATAAGCGGTGGCAGTTCCATATCCAGAAGGGTCCGCATGAAGTGCGGGGCCTCTTCTTCCAGTCGCTCCATGAGGAACTGCTTGGGTATGTCCTTGTCCGGCTTGGGCACGTACATCATGGTGATGCGCGTATCGCCCTCGAAGACAGGAACCATCTCCGGCTTCTGAGCACACTGAACCCAGTGTGTCATGTTCTCGGTCATGTAGCTGTCGGTCCGCATCTTCCGAACCGACAACCGTGGGCTGGTCACAGCATCCTTGATTTTTTCCAGCGATCCCGAGGCTTTCGACACGTCGGTTTCTTCGACCACGCAGAGGATCGCGCCGTCCAGTTCGCCGTTGAACCCAGACTGGTTCGTCAATGATCGGTCTGCCTTGACGACGCCTCGTGTCACCAGCAACCCAAACGCTTCGTGGATGATCGACTTGCCCGAGTTCTCGGGTCCGAACAAGAAGACGTATGGCGTTGGAGTGTATGGCTCCCGCAGGATGGAGGCGAAGATTGCCCGTAGGTAATCGCCGCCCCGGCGGATGCTGGCGGACTTCGCCCAGTCGAGATCACGCAGGTAGGAATCTAATCCCTGGCCGATGTGGTTCAGAACGATGTCCCAGTGCGGATGCAAGGAACCATCGCCCTCGATCCGTGGCGCGGGCTGAAAGCGGTACTGAGGGGCGTTCCTGTTCCATTGCCGGTTGCCGGGATACTCGTCCTGGAAGGGCAGCATGACCAGCTTCCACGGACGCTCCGCGTATCGACCCATGATCTGCTCGGCCTCTGGCTTCGCGTGCCCTCGGGCCTGAAGAATGATCTTGATCTCGCTGAAGGGCTTGCTGGTCCAGCCGCCGTCCGGCTTCTTCGTGGACCAGCCAGCGTGCTCGCCGTTCACGGTCTCCATATTTCTGAGTAGTTGGTCGTAGTCCGAAATCTCCAGCTTCACCGGCTCGGCGACTATGTTGTTGTAAACCTGTGTCCAGGCGTTCTTCTTGTCGCTGCTGTTCCACTGACCCATCTCGTCTGGGTCTCGCTTGTCCTTCGGAATCTCGATGGCGAGCTTTCCATCTTTCGTCTTCCGAATGATCGCTTTGCGATCCTTCAAGTTCTCGTCAACGTCGATCTTGGTCTCGGGGTTGATCGCCTCGGCCACCTTGGCGGCGACCTCTAGGCTGGAGAACTCGTAGCCGCCCTTACTCAGTTCCCGGCCGCCGAGGGCGCGTGCGGCGACCTTTAACGTAGGGCGGATGTTGAATCCGCATGTGGTGTATCCTGTGCCGTCTTGCTCCCAGGTCGGAGCTTCAGCGGAACCACGGCCGAAGCGGTTGATCCGCCAGCCGCCGTGATCCATCGGAAACGCAAAGCAGTTTGCCGTGGCGAGGTCGGCACCCTTCGAGTTGGTTTGGAAGACGCCTTCCAGCCCAAGTTCTTCCTTGCGTTCCATCAGCCTGGCGAAGCCGATGGTATGCGTCTGAAGCAGATGGTGATCCGCGACCCACACACAGACGATGCCCATCTCGGCAATGGCGTCCATGATGAGCTTGTGTTTGTCATCGAGCGACACCCGACGATGAGCGGTCGAGAGTTGCTCGAACACGTCTTCGTCTGTGTCAGTCACGCCGTCCAGGCGGACCTTAGCACGCTTTCGGGTCACAACGTCGATGTGATCGGTCCAGTTGGCTGGCAGCATGTCCTGCGTGAAGGCGGTCGCCGCCGGCTTGATGAGCTTGAGACCTTCGTTCTCCGTCGTGCTCTTCTTGTGCCAGAGCCACATATTGCCGCCACAGGCGTCGATCTGTGTCTGGAAGTCGAAGCCAGCGTCACGGCTCATACAGCCGAGGATGCAGCGAGCTAGGGCCGCGTGCTCGTCATGGTTCTTTGTCTCCACGCCTTCATCGTCTAGGACGACGTAAAGATGCAGGCCCGCGCCGCCGGTGGACCGGCGAGCTTCGACGTAGGGCAGGGCTTGTGCGGCTTCGCGGACCCTATCGAGTTGATCCTTTGATACACCCACGCCGGCCGCATGGCCGACGATGGAGTCGAAGTCGAACCCGACCCAGCGAGAGCGGCGGTTCTTCCAGTCCCAGCCCGTGGACCCCACGCCCACGGCGTAGTTGTCCAGCGGCCACTTCAGTTCGTAGTCGTCGAACTCTGGCGTGGTCGCTGCGTTCTTCGGGATGCGGTAGTTGAACCACGTATTGATACCGTCCGTGAACGTGGACCGCTTGCCGGCGACTGGTTCGCCGTCTGCGGAGTGGACGTTGACCTGGACTTCCATGTCCTTCCCGTAACGCAGGAAGCGTTCGAGAAGGTCGGGACCGTGGTGTGTCCCCTTCGTGATCTTGGCCTTCAGGAAGGCGATGACTGAGCTAACGGCGGTTGGCATCTTCTCGTCGGATTCTCCAGATGTTGTGCGGTGAACATCCAAAGTCCCTTGCGAGCTTCCACGCAGGAGTCTTCGATGTGATGGCTAGTTGTTTCTGTTCTGGGGTCAGTTTTGTGATCGGGACCGTGAATCGCCAACGACCTTTCTGGATACAGTCCTGGATGTTGTCCTGGGATGTGCCCTCAAACAGATGGTCCGGTCGGCAGCAGGCTGGGTTGTCGCATTCGTGAAGAACTTTGTCCTTCGGTTGGCGTCGGTGTTTGAGCCAGAAAGCGGCTCGATGTGCGGCAACCGATGACCCAGGAATTACGAACTGACCGTAGCCGTTCTTGAAGAAGTCGCCTTGCCACTCCCAGCAGGCCGTTGGCTGCTCGTCCGAGCGATCCACGAGGCTGTGGAACTGCTCTTGCTGTGCGGTAGACAGGTTGATTCGGGTTGGCGGTCTCAATATCGTACCTAGTTCGTTGAGTCACTCTTACTATGTGCGGATAACGCCCTGCCGTTCACAAAACGTGACTGGGTTGCCGATTGTGGCCCGGTCCGGTTGTAACGGTCACAGCATCTAAGTCGTGACTGCAAAACGAGTTACGTACTTAGAAGTTATGGATTTACTCAATTACTCTTCCCCAAAACATTGATAAGGATCATTTGATCGCTGCAATCCTGATGTAGACCTAAATCAGAAGAATCGGTAAATCGACCAATCGGCCATACCTAGATACTTGCTCTGAACTTGGCCGGTCAATCCGCACATAGTAAGAGCGTGTGGACAACGACGCCGAATGCCGACTCCTACCGCTCGAAGAGATCGTTGATCCGTGGGTTCTCCTACGACCGATCAACGTCAACTCCATCGAGTACCTCCAGGTTCGAGACACCTGCCGTGTACGGCTCCTGAACTCGATCTCTGTGCGACCCAGCGAACGCTGGCCAGGTAAGTACGAGGTCGTTGATGGTATGTACCGTCTGACGGCCTTCCGAGAGTTAGGCAAGACACACATCCCGGCGACCATTCATCGCGGGATGACGGACGAAGAAGTCCTCGCTTCGCAGATTCAAGCCAACGCTGTCCGCCGCGAAACAACGCCGGTGGAGTTCGCGAAGCAGATGCGGCGCATCCAGAAGTTGATGCCCGACATCACGATGAGCCAGATGTCGGTGATGGTCGGCCGCGAGGTCGGCTGGATCGCCAAGACACTCTCGCTTCTCAACCTGCACAAAGACAACCAGAGGCGAGTCGAGCGGGACGAACTCCCACTCTGCAACGCCTACATGCTGGCGAAGATTCCGGCGTCATTGCAGAAGCAATACGTCGATTACGCCATGCACATGCCCACGGCCGAGTTTGAGGCCCTGGCGCAGTCAGTGATCCGAGCCGTCATGGAGGCGGCAAGGAACGGCAAGCTCGAAGCGGCCTTCGTCGCCGAGTTCAAACCGCAACCTTACCTGCGACCGCTGAAGCGGGTTCTCGAAGAGATCGAGACGCACAAGTTCGGTGCCGAGTTCGTCCTGCGTGGCGACTGCACGCCTATGGCCGCCTGGGACGCCGCCCTGAGATGGGCCGCGAACATCGACGAAGACAGCATCCAGAAACAGCAGAAGGCCGCTACTAAACGCCAACAAACACAACGCATCGAAAGGGACTCCTATCAAAAACTAATCGAATCTGACAACCCACCTGATTGACTCTTCTGTTTTCTTTTCTCTGAGGTTTTGCAAAGTGAGTAATAGTTCTTTGGTCCCCGTGAATCTCGATCTCAATCAATTGCCTTCGACGCAGTTCGCATCGCAGGAAGACTTCGATCGCCTTGGCAAAGGCGCAGGCTTCCTCAGCCGACTGCAACTCTACACGAAGGGCACCGCAGTCAACAAACGGCTGATCGGCCCCGGCGAGTATGGCATCCCCGAAGGCGAAGACACGATCCTGGTCCTTGGTGACTCTATTGACGTGCTCCCCCTGACCCGCCGGCCGAAGGCGATCGACATGAGCGACAAGGAAGCGATCATCACTTCCTATGACGCCCAGTCCGACACCTTCAAGGACATCGCTGCCCGCGCCGGCGGCAAGGACTCGGGCTGCATGTACGGCATCTCGTTCCTGGTCATCGAACGGACCACCGGTCAGTTCCTCGAATTCTTCTGCGGCACGAAATCGACTCGGCCGGAGGCGGGCAAGATTGCTCCCTTCCTGCCTCTGAGTTCGGCCGACATCGAACGACTGGCTGCGGCCGGCAACGATGTCTCGAAGATGGAACCGCACGGCCCTCTGCCGATGACGCTGAAGTCCAAGCTGGTTGAGAAGGGCACCTACTCGTGGCACGTTCCGATCGTGCTGAAGTGCTCGACTCCGTTCTCGAAGATGCCCAAGGAAGCGGACATCTACGCCGAGGTCGCCAAGTTCGTTACCGCTCGCGGCAGCGAAGTTGAGACCGAACCCGCTCCGGTGGCTGACACCAAGAAACGTCGCCGGTAATTCCAACAGCCTCTCCTGTTGTGCGCCGGGCGGCTCTCAAGGGCCGCCCGGCCTTTCTTCTCGCAGGTCGCATGATCCCTGTATCTGTTCTCATCACTCAGCCGTCGATTGACTTCAAGACGTTGCTGACGATCTCGCATCAGGCGTTGGGTTATTCCATAGCCACAGCGAGTGACGAGTCGCGTCGAGACCAACATCCTGCGGAGAGATTTCTTTCGTGCCTCGCCGCCCTGCGTGACCAATACGCTCCGGCTGGCTTGACGCCGAACCTACTCACACACGTCTCGTTCTCGGTGCTCATCATCGCGGACGAGTTCGACACGCTCGACATCCTGGAGTGCGCCGCCGGGATGCCATTCGTCACGACCGAAACGCAAGCTCGCGGTGCTCAACTCACTCTCGTCTCGGGGACTCTCGCCCAGTGGCGTGATGCCGTCGTAACCGGCACGCGGAAGGGCGGCGCAGTGCAGGGTTTGTACTGCCAAATCATGTCCCACTTCGAGTCGGTCAACCTCAACCCGTGGTCGGACTTCAACAAGAAGTGG